ATCGGGCGGAGCTTTCGGCAGTTGGCTCAAACGCTGGGCACGGAATGGGGCCGCCGGCAGGTCGATCCTGATTTATGGATCAAGTGCGCCGAGGCGCGGCTGGAAGCGTTGGACGGTAACGCGGTATTCGACGATGTGCGCTTCGAGAACGAAGCCACGCTGATCCGTTCGCGGGGCGGCTTGATCGTGCATATCATCCGGCCTGGGCTGGATGACTCGGACAATCACGCCAGCGAGGCTGGCTTGGTGGTGAAGGAGGGCGATGTGGTGCTGGATAACAACAGCAACGCCGGTTCGCTGCTGGATGCGGTGTTGCGGTTGGTGGCTAGGATATGAATACGCTGCAATCCGAATGGGATTTATTTGCAAAACTCGCCATTCCACCCAATGCCCCGGGTATTCAGATAAACCAGCTACGCACGGCGTTTTATGCGGGCGCCGCGACCATTTTGCGTCCGCGATCGAGCAACGGCTCAATGCCGGCAAGCGGGCGGGTTCGCCTGAGTATTTTGAGGTGAGGCATGGGTAATGTTGTGCCATTGCCGCCACAGGCCGTAGCAGCCGAGCAGTCTGTTATCGGCGGGTGTTTGCTGGATGCGTCTGCACTCGATACCGTTCGCGGCATTTTGCTGGTTGATGATTTTTATGATCACCGACATAAGATCGTATTCAACGCCATGTTGCAAATGGCGACCGATGGCAATGGCATCGATGCGTTGTTGGTGGATGAGTATCTAAAGGTCAAAGGACTGTCTAATAAAGTTGGGGGGCTGGCCTATTTAGGTGAGCTGGCGATGAATACAGCGTCGATCGCCAACATCGCCCATTACGCGGCAATTGTGCGAGAAAAGTCGGTGCTGCGGTTGATTATCGCGGCGGCCAAGCAGATGACGGAACAGGCGATGAGTGGCGGCGGGTCCGTGCGGGATATTATCGCGGGGGCTGAGAAAACCATTTTTGAACTCGGGCAACAAGGATTGCGCGGTAAGCGGGGCTTTGTGGCTATCCGTGAGCCATTGGGGTTGGTGGTCGATGCGATGGAGGCGGCGTTTGATGCGCCGCCTAAAAGCGGGGTGCGCGGTCAGGCGTCTGGTTTTGCCGATCTGGATGCTAAAACTTCTGGCTTTATGCCGGGAAATTTGGTGGTTATTGCTGCGCGGCCTGGGATGGGTAAAACCTCGTTTGCGATGAATATCGCGGAGCATATCGCGCTGGTGGATGGTAAGCCGGTGGCGGTTTTTAGTATGGAAATGACCAAGGAAGAGTTGGCCGAACGTACGTTGGTCTCGGTATCTGGGATGCCGTTGCAGCGAGCGAAAATGCCGTGGAAGTTACAGGATGATGATTGGGTGCTGATGAGTGCCGGATTATCTAAGTTGGCAAAATCGCCGGTGTATATCGACGATACGCCAGGATTGACGATTGGACAGTTGCGTAGCCGGTTGATGCGGTTGGTATCTGAGCTATCGACAGAGTATCCAAACGGGTTGGGCGGCATCGTGATCGATTATATCCAGTTGATGGGCGGCGAGGGCGGCAGTAACGAGAACCGCAACGGGCAGATTGAGGTGATCAGTCGCGGGTTGAAGCAGATTGCTAAGGAATTGTCGGTCCCGGTGTTTGCGTTGTCGCAGTTGAATCGGAATGTGGAGAGCAGGCCTAATAAACGCCCGATTATGTCTGATTTGCGGGATTCTGGATCGATTGAGCAGGACGCGGATACCATTTTGTTTCTGTATCGGGATGAGGTTTACAACAGGGATTCTGTCGATAAGGGCATTGCCGAAGTGGTCATCGGTAAGCAGCGCAGTGGGCCGTTGGGTGTGGTAAGGCTGGCGTTTGATGGTGAGTGCGTGCGGTTCCGTAATCTGGCGGCGGGTTATGTGGCCTATGAGGATGATTATTGATGTTGATGCCTGATGAATATTCTGTTTTGTCTCAGATGCGCATATTGGACAGGGAGGTATTTTATTACCTAGAACAGCGTATGGATCGTGAAACAGGTGTAATCGGGAAAAAGGTAAAGGTTTCTTATGGTGGGATAGCGCTTGATATTTCTGAGCGTATGTCGCCTGGCCGGCGTGATGCTTTGTTGGTGTTTACATCAAAACAGATTGAGCATGCTGTTGGAAGGCTGGTTTCTGAGGGATTGCTAAAACGATTGGAGTCGGTTAGGGATAGGAGGCAGTTAGTAGTTGTTCGTATTTTTTTTGCTGAATATCTTTTTAGGCATAAGTCTGCAAAAAAACAGGTTGGGTCTGGGTTGGTAGAAGGTGGGGATGAATATTTATTAGATAATTCTATAGAAATCAAAGACATAATTACAAATGGAAACTCTATGTCGTGTGTAAACCTCGATGAGGTTGGGACAACTATATATATATCTTCTTCTACTACTAAGCCGGAAGACCGTTTTTCGATGAATCTGGAATGGTCGCCTACAGAAAGCGATTTGAGGGCGATTCTGTTTAGGGCAGTTGGTAGTAAGCACAAGCTCGAGGATATCGATCCCGCCTGGCTGGCTAACTTTGTGGCGTATTGGTCGGGGCAGGGTGGCCGGCAAATGACTCAGCAGCAGTGGACGGCAAAGTTTGCCGGTGATGTGGTTCGGTATTTCCGCGATCCGGCGTTTGTGGCGGCTAAGTTTGGCAGTGGTAGTCAGGGTGCGGGGGCAGGTCAGGCTCAGCCGTCAAATGGCAAGGCTATGCCTGATTGGGCCAGGTTGCCTCGTGGCGATGATGAGTTAAGCGCTTGGGCGGTCAAGCACGGCTATGGTGACGCTTTTATGGGGGAGAGCTACAAAGATTTTAGGGATCGTTTGCGTGGGCTAATTAATCGTCGATTGCGGTCAAATAATTTAGCAAAAGTTGTTTATTGAGGTGTCTGAAAATGAGTGAAAACGGCAGTAGTTATGCTATCAACGAACTAAGCCGCAGCCGGTCTCGGTATAAGCACCAAGATCAGCTGTTGCTTGGGTTTTATCACATGCCTAACAGTACGGCTAAAGAGGTGGCTGTGGAGTACCACAACTGGATGTATGAGCTGTATGGCGATAGTCCGAAGCGGGCACATGATTTGGCTAGCGAAAAGTTGGGTTATTTGGAGTTGGTTGGTAATCGTGAGTGCCGTCGCTCGGGCAAGGATGCGCATGTTTATCGCATAACACCACGCGGTGTTGATCATTTGCGAAAGGTTGGGTTGCTGTCGGCGGTTGTGGCGTCAAGCCTGCATCCTGTTTCGGGTGGTAGATTTTCTAATATGCGTGAAGCATTGAATTAGGCGGGTAACGAAATGGCTGTGCCAAAAACAAGAAGCCAACGCACCGTCGTAACGGTCAATGGTCTGGATGAGTTGATTAGCGGTTTAACTGCATTGCAGCGCGAGCATTATCCCGCCGCCATGCGGTCTGCCATCAATAAGTCTGTTGACAATCTGCTCGATGCAGAGAAACGTCAGATGCATAAGGACTTTATTAGTCCAACGACATTTACCATAAATTCTCTGAGACCGTTATATGCCAGCAAAACCAATTTGTCCGGCGGCGTTAGATTTAAAGACCCTACCCGATTGAGCGACGATCAGCATTATTTGTATCCCAACGTGTATGGGGTTCGGCGCGGTTATAAGCCATTCGAGGGAGCGTTATATCGTAAGGGCATCTTACCAGCTGGTCATTTTGCACTGCCAGCCAGTGGGGCGCCACGCGATGGTTATGGCAATGTTCCGGCGTCGCTGATTAATCAGATATTGAGTTGGTTCGAGGCGCATAGAGATAAGGGTACAAGATCAAATATGACGGATGCAACAAGAGCAAAACGTAAAGCCGGCACCAAAAAAACCTACGGTTTTCAATATTTCGCGTTGCGTAAAGCCAATGGCAGTATGCCAGCTGGTATTTATCGCAGAACATATACAGGATTTGGGGCTTCAACTGACTTAATATTTTTATTCATACCAGCTAATAGGGTTAATTACGACAGGTTATATCGCTTTCATGAGGTTGGGACTGGTTTTTTTAAAGAGGATTTCAAAGATGTATTTGGGAAAGAATTAGAAACATTTATAAAACTGGGATTGAAATGATCAGAAAAAACAGGGTGGTATTCAATGCAGAAACACTATCGAACCGCTGTGTAATGGGTCCCTCCTGGGTTCTAGGCATTACGGGTAATTCGGACCCCGATATTTCGCTAATGTCGGGTGGATTGTTAGGGGGTTGTTTTGAATGATATTATTGAATTGAAACATGTTTTCGATGTTTCAAAGCCATGCACGCAAGCGGAATTCGCTTCATTGATCGGCGTTACACAGCAGGCTGTTTCAGATATGCAAAAGCGCAATGTCATTGCCGCCGGTGAGACGCTCGGGACATGGCTGATCAAATACTGCGGCTATATCCGAGAATTTGCCGCCGGTCGTGCCACCAATGGCGAGCTGGATCTAGCCACCGAACGCGCCAAGCTGGCCAAAGAACAGCATGAACGCATCGCCATGCAAAATGCCGTTACCCGGCGCGAGCTTGGCCCCATTGCCGCGCTCGAGCAAGGCCTATCAGACTGCATGGCCCGCGTAGCCTCCAAGCTGGAAACCATACCCGGCAAACTCAAACTGGCCAACGACAAACTGACCGCCGACGATCTTGACCAGGTGGCCGCCGTTCTGGCAGAAGTGCGCAACGACATAGCCGGCCTGGAGATCGATTGGTTCGACGAAAAAACGGAAGAGGGCAATGACATCGATGTCGACCTGGACGCCTAGAGCCACCCGCGCCTTTCGCAAAGGACTGTCCGTCCTGCGGGCGCTGCCGCCCATGCGTCTATCGCAATGGGCCGAGCGCTACTTCTACCTGTCGGCGGAATCCAGCCACACCGAAGGCCGTTGGCGCGCCTATCCGCCGCAGGTCGCCATCCTTGACGCCTTCGGCAACGACGACATCGAAGAAGTGGACGTTAGGAAGAGTGCCCGCACGGGTTATACTAAGATGCTCATGGCCGCCATGGCCTACTTCACCGTCTTCCGCCGCCGCAATCAAGCGCTCTGGCAGCCGACCGACTCCGACGCCCAAGAATTCGTCGAAACCGAATACAACCCGATGCTGCGCGACGTCAAAGTCATCAAACCCATCTTCCCGCACCTGGAGAAAAAACACCAACACAACACCAACAGCTACAAAAAATTCCTCGGCTGCGTGTCCTACATCAAAGGCGGCGCCTCGGCCCGCAACTACCGCCGCATCTCGGTCGACGTCGCCATCATCGACGAAGTGTCATCATTCGACAAAGACATCGACCAAGAAGGCAGCCCGCGCAAACTCGCCAAAAAACGCACCGAAGGCGCCACCTTCCCCAAGCTCATCGTCGGCAGCACGCCCAAGCTCAAATACCTATGCGAAATCAGCGCCGCCATCGACGAAGCCCAAGCCGTTTACGTCTGCCACATCCCATGCCCGCACTGCGGCACCTACCAAAGCCTGCACTTTGGCGACAAAAGCAGCAACCACGGCCTGAAATGGCAAGACGCGGATCCGGAAACCGCCGCCTACCTTTGCCCGCATTGCAGCGCACTCTTCAGCC